CATACATTCGAAGTCTGCGGCCTCAGCTTTTGCATGTTGGCTGTTGATCGAGCTACCTATTTTTAGGCACAGCTGCTCGCTACGGAACCCTGACGTTACCTTTACTCTACCGAAGTGGTCACGTACTGGCTGTAAAATATTTTCACAAAATGCTTTTAATTTTTCTATCTGACCTGAGTTAGGATTGTTATTGATATCCAAACGAACAGCAGTGTCTGATTTAATTAACTCTTGAAGAGTGAAGTTACGTGAAAGATTCATTTTAGTTTGATAGTGGATTTTTTGTGCTAACCTTTATCTCTTCTATTTGTACTTTTAATAAATCTATTTCTTTTTTGTTGATTAAAGAAACAGTGTGTGAATGTTCTACTTGTTCATGTGTATGTGATGTGTCAATATTTTCTAGTTTGTTAACTTTTTCTTCTAGTACAGCTATTGCACTTTCAATACCTGATGTATCAACTGTTGAATGTTCTTGTGATTCTAATGCGTCTAATTTTGTAACAATCTCACCATACTTAACGAACCCACCACCTATTGCTGCGATGACTCCAAGTAATGCGGCTACGCCTGCTAGTTGACCTTTGATCTTATCCATTATTTTTTTATAACTCTTTTTAATACTTTAGCTTGACCTGCATGTAACTTAGATGCTTTTTTCAAACCTTTAATTACTTTTTTTACTTTGTTTTTTTTATTCTTATCCATTTTTAAGTACCTCTAGTTCTATTAAAAGCTGTTGCTTTCTAGATTTAATCTCCATAAGCTTACGTGCTTTGATCTCCATCTTATCATTTTGAATATAAGTTGCAAGACTCTTATCTGCGTAAATTAATCTATTATCTACCATGTTTAATTGATCTAAATATATATCTTTTGGCTTATAAAACGAAGTCGCTTGATACTGGTCGAGTGATACTTGATCCGTGGTCATAGCTTCCATCTTAATTATATTTTTTATTTGTAGATTTTTAGAAATATTTTTTATATCCTTGTCCACTTTTTTCATTACTTTTGCAAGATTTTTGACGATAGCTTTTTTCTGTTGTATCGCTTTTTGTTTGGCAATCTTTTTTGTTTGAACAGCGGACTTTGTAGGAGTCTCGCTAGTAGGTTTCTCTTCTTTAATTTCTTCTTCATTTGATTCTTCTATAATTTCTTCTTGTTGTTCTTCTATCATCTCTTCTTCTATCATCTCTTCTTCTTCTATCATCTCTTCTTCTTTCATGACTATTTCTTCCATTATCTCTTCTGCCATAGCTTCTTCTTCCATAGGCATCTCTTCAACCATCATCAACATAGGTTCAAAAGATAATTCCTCTTCTGGCATCATTTCTTCTAGCACAGGTGGCTCAGTAAAAAATGTAACCATCTCTTCAAACACTTGTTCTATTTCTACAAACTCTATATATTCAAATACGTCTTCTAAATCTTCAAACACTTCACCAATCTCATCTACTATATCATCATCTAATACAGAAGTATCGTAAGTCATTGTAAGAGCTGCACCTAATAAATTAGGGCCACCTCGTTGCCCTGAACCTGTGTTGTTGTCTGTACCACTCCAAGACCAATCTACTTTGTTTGATCCATGGTTATTATAAATCACTTGATCGTTATATTGTCCACAGTCTGCAGTTTGACTTCCAGACTTAGATGATGGATAACCATTACAGTTTCCTTGAAACCCTACTATCTCTGTTCTTGTTTGTGTAGTTGTAGATAAGGTATTACCTAATGAATCTTTTAATTCTATTGTAACTGTGTGTGAGTCTGCATTTCCTGATCTACCTTCACAATTACCTGGCTGGCTATCACAGTTTGCAACATCAATATAACTATTTAAAGTTATACCATTGTCTAACATCTCTTGTGTTCTAGTATCGTTTGTTAGTAGTATGTCATCAACTGATAATGTAGCTGTGCCTGTAACTTCAAAGTCGCCACCAACACTATACTTATATCCACAATTAGCTTGTGATGCTGGACAAGTTACATCAAATCCATTTATTGTTGAACCATTTTCTACAGTGCCGGAACTGCCTGGATTAATTTGTTCTGTTGATGTGGACCCCCAGTCTACACCATTACCTGCATTTGGAAGTAAATTACCTGTTGTTACTTCTTCTGCTTTTGCACCAAGAATAACTAGAGTTAGTACTAAAAAAGTAACTAACCATTTCATTTTAATATAAGTTTTTTAATTGATTTTGAACCATCGATGTTCGACTCGAGCTCGGCCATCGACTTGATGCACTGGTACTGAATGTTATTATTTTTATTCGATCTCATTGCAACCCTCTTCCCTTTCAAGCAGTCGGACATAGATTCTTGTATTCTGTGCTCCTTGATCTCTCCGTTGACAATCATAAGTAGCGCTATGATCAACTCTGGCATTAGTGTGCTCCGTTACCGTTTGCTCTTACTTTATCTTTTAAATCTTCAATATCTCTTAATGCTTGATCTAATTGATCTCTTAAAAATTCTATATTAACTTTGTTTGTCATGTTCATCTCTTGAGTTTCTTCCATCTTCTCGACACTCTTATAAAGATCCTCAAGTAAAAAATGTTGCTCCTGGTCCACGGGCACCTGTTCACTTTTTTTAAGTAAATCATTTTCAAACAACTCACGTGATGTCTCCAACGATACTAACCTCGAAGTAAGCTCCGTATATGCGAACACACCCATTGCAACCAGCACTATCAATGAGGCTACGGTTTTCATCGGCATCTGTACAGCCGCCGACTCTGATATGTTAAGTGGTTGTTTACTCATTTTCTTTTCTGTCTTTTAGGTGTAAATAATTTATCTATGACTCCGCATATTTTATCCAACGCTCCAAAAAATTTATATACAAATCTATCTATCATCTAGGGTCTTTCCATTCTATCTTTTTTTTATCCTTAATTTGTTCGTTTTTTGTAGCTTTATCCATAGCTTCTAATTCTTTTGTCATTTGTTTCTGTGCTTCTAAGTCAGCTTTTGCTCTATCTTTCATACGTTTGATATATGTTTCATAATCTGGTCTTTCATGATCGTACTTAGACCATAATGCTTTTGCATCTTTACCAATTTTACCGTCTATAGGACAAGGTGTACCTGCTTGTATCATAGATTCAAACACTCTTTCGTCTTGACAAAGTATAGCTACAGCTGCAACTTTCATACCGAAGTCATTTAATATTCTTGCTAGTTTTAATCTTTCACAATTTTTATCTATAAAATGTTTACCACCACTAACACCCAAACCAAATGTTTGAATACCTAATGATCCGCCTACGGCACAAACGTCTTGTGTCATAGAATTATAAGATGGTGCGCCTGCACTTGGCGGTGCTGATTTTGTGTTAGAGGTAGAATTATTTGTTGTTGTGCTATTAGAACTAGACCCAGATTGGTATGTTGTAGTAGCACTAGATGTGTAACCACCTTCAATAGCAGTATTAGATCCTGATGTATTAGTTTGTGTTGAACCTGGATATGCTGGTTTCATAAATGCTAATAAACAAAATAAAACGATCAGTATGCCTGTGAAATAATAGTTCATCCTATTAGCCTCCATTACTTTTTTCAACCTCGTTTTCATATGTTTTATCTACATTACTATCTTTGCATTCACATCCTTCACAGGTGCAAATGCCATATTCATCTGCATGTAAATCTTTGTCTTCACCACAATGACATGGGTGAAAACATTTATTACACACTGTCATATTATTTAATCCAGCTTATTAACCAACTCCAAATCTTTTTAATTGGTGCTACAACCCATCTTCTCCACAGATTTGTTGCTCTGTTTATTACTCTTTTAATCATTTTTTTTCTCCTCAATTTCGTAAAAGAACTTGTCGGTGTCTTCTGTTTTCCATTGTCCAGAATCTTCTACGTTCCATTCTGAAGTTTGCACTTTCCAGTCAGGAATATTATCTTTCACAGTGAAAGAAGGTAAATCCCATATACATCTATTGTTAGGTTGTGCTGCATAATTACCATCATTTAATGCAATTATGTGTGCGCACTTATGTTCGTGCGGTATTTCAGAATGTTCGACGTCTAGTATATTACTCTCTGGATGTGCAAAGTCAACGGTAAATAAATATTTACCGTGATGCCATTTTTTATCTTTGCCTATGTACTTACCTGAAGTACCTGCTAATAAATCCCAAATATGAACAGCAGGATAATAGCTAAAACAATTCCAAAGCTGAAGTTCATCAAGTCTACGTTTTGGAACATCTTCCGGTCTAAATCCTCTCTGAATGAAGGCAGATATCGGGAGACGATAAAAGACAGCGCCATTCTCCATAATCGCATGGAATAAAATAGCACGACCTGAAATAGCGCTAAGACCAAACACAATGCAGTCTTCAACTTCTCCATGATGTTTTTTAAGATCATATAAGTACTCCTTTTTTATTTGTGCGTAAGTTGGTGGTATGTTTGCATTTAAGTAAGCCATGATTCAGTGCTATCATCAAAATCTCTGTAGTCTATGGTAATTTCGTCACCTATTTTAATATTTTTTAAGGCTATTCCATCATCATCTACATTAGGATTTGTGCTATGATTTAAATATTTTTCATTATCAATACTTAAAACGTATTCATATTTATTATTTTCATACCCATGAGATTCAATAAAATTAGCAAATGCTAAAGGCATTTTTGGTAAATTTGTTTTATCAAATCTAAATTCAAACTCAGGTCTTATTTCTTTTATCTTTTGTCCTTTCATAACATTTTCGTTTGAAAAAACTCCAACACCTTGTATTTTACTTTTGTCCAAATATGTATTTATTAAAAACATTATTTTATATCACCCCAATTAGACCCTTTTTCATAATCTACCTTATTAGGTATCTCAAGTTCAACTGCGGATTCCATAATTTCTTTTATAAGTTTAGCTTTTTTATCATCTTCTACAGAAATATCCAACTCGTCATGCACTTGTATGTGTGCAACAATTCCTTCTTTATACAGTTCTAACATTGATTTTTTAGTCATATCTGCAGCAGATCCTTGAATTAATTTATTCAAAGCTTTGTATGTATAAGCACGCTTGATGCCTGCTCCATATTCCTGGCGGGCTTGGTCAAATGGTAAAGCTTTATGTATACCAAATTGATTAGGTTCCCATAAATGAAACCTGCATAATCTACCAAGTAAAGTTCTTATCTGTCCACGTTGCTGTGCTCTGTTAGATACAGATTTAGTTAAACTTTTTACAAATGGAACTCTTTCGTGATAGATAGAAAATAGTTCTTCTGCTTTTTCTTTTGATACACCAAGTTCTGCCTGTAGTTTAGCTTTACCCATACCATAAAACAAACCAAGATTAATTACTTTAGCTTGACTTCTTGGTATGTCTGCCATCTTAGCAACGATTGTATGAAAGTCAGCGTCATCTTGTAGGTAAGAATCTTTAACGCCAAAGACACTTGCGTCTTGATCAAGGGATGCGTAGTGAACTACTAGTCTTGGTTCTTGTTGACTGTAGTCAAAGCATCCCCACTCGCAACCAGACTCAGGAATAAAGAGGGATCTAATCATCGGCCCTAAGTCTTTGTTACGAGCAGGAATTTGTTGTAAGTTTGGATTCGAATATGAAAATCTACCAGTTACTGTTCCACCAGTATCTGATCTAATTTGATTTATGTCTGCATGAATCCTACCATTGTGTTCGTGTTTTATAATAGTATCTATAAATGTTGTATGTGCCTTGTTAATCTCTCTTGCTTTTGATATACATTGTACTAAAGGATGTTTATGAGTAGAAAGAAAGTTTTTAGTAAATGAAGGCGCTTGTGTTTTTTCTGTCCGTTCGTATTCCAGGTTTAATTTATCAAAGACTTTGGCTATCGATCGCGCTGCCCATATTTGAGTTTGTACTCCTGTTTCTTTTTCTACTTTTTGGAGTAATGTTTCTTCTTCTGATGCTAGTTGTTGCTTCAGTGTATGAGCTTTTTGAACGTCCACTCTCACCCCAAGAAATCGCATATCGACCAGGCAAGGAAAAAGATCCGTTTCCAAATCAAAAATAGATTGAAGGTCTTGGTCTATAATTTCTTTTTGCATAACTTTCCAAAGTGCTAAAGTTAATTCTGCATCACGTTCAGCATAGTTACCTACATACATTGCAGGCATCTTCCACATATCAGCTTTAGGATCTAGTCCCCATTCTTTTGCTGCATTGTTTAGTTCTGCCTCACTCTTACCTTGACCACAATAATCCCAACCCAGTGATCCAAGATCATATCTAAATCTGTTTTCGTTAACTAATGATGCTGCAATCATAGTGTCAACAATTCTTCCGTTGACTTTTATACCCATAGCTTTAATCCATGAGATATCGTACATTGCGTTGTGAAATATTTTAGTAGAATTAGATGCACAAATATCTGTAAACCATTGAATTACTTTACTTTTTTCTAAGTTACCACCACCTTCGTGGTCGAATGGAAAGTACCCTGCATAGCCATCTGTTGCAATTGCAATGCCTACAACTTTACCTTTACCAACTACAGAACCTGAGCCCATAGTTTTTAATTCTGGATCATGTGTTTCTAAATCAATTGCAATCTCATCACAAAATCTTAAGTCTGGAAACTCAGTAGGTTTAACCCATTCTGTTTGTGCTTTAAATATCATATTATTTTTTAGGTTCATAAACATGTTCTTCTTCTATTATTTTATTTAGTTTATCTTTATTACTAAAAGCATACAAAGCAGCGTGGTGATCTTTAGGATATATTTCCCATGAAACTAATCTAGGATATATCTCTAAGTCAAACGTATACTTATCTTCAACTTTAATAGTTTTTTTAATTATAGATTTACTCGGCATTGTAGTCTCTTTCCTTTATCATTTCTAAATAATGTATAGCTTTATCTATGTCTTCTACTCCGCCTTTGTGAGAGTGTCTGCATATATATTTTATAGCATTCCCTTCTGCAAAAAGCAATTTATTCTTGTTTATAAATTCTGCTGGCTGTATTTTCATGTACATATAATGTGTACCTGAAACTTGTTTTAAGTATGGATCGTCGCTCATATTTTAAACTCCTTAGATTTGTTTGGACATTTTATTAAGTATAAATTTTTCATAGTTCTTGTGATACCTACATACCAAACACGATATTCTTCATCTTGTTTTTGTATAGATTTTTTTGCTCCTTTGAGTGTATTTGATGTGTGGTTTAAAAACAAAACAACGTTAGTTGCTTCACCACCTTTTGCACCATGTATCGTTGATACTTTTATTCTTGCTTCTTTTGTTGGATCTTCATTGTTAAGTAACAATAACTTCATGTAAGTTATCTGACTGTCAGATACATTGTTAAATGCATCATACCATTTCAACGATAGATTCATTGGTCCTTTTATTCTTTCTTTAATTCTTTGTAATTGTATATCAGGAAGAGTGATCTTTTTTTGTAATTGAGACCAGTATTGTATATCCTCATACAAACTTTTACCAATACTATTTCCTTGTGTTGTATTAAAAAATAAACCTTTCTTTTTTAAATAAGTTGGTATTGGTTTTAATAATGATTTAGTTCTTGTAAGTATTAACCAATCACCTGTAGACATATCTATATCTGATAGTTTATATCTTTCGTAAATTTCACCAAATTCAGACTTTGGAAAATACTCTTTGTCAATTCTATTATCTTGTATTCTATCAATGACATCTAATGCAATTTTCTGTATACTACTCGGCACTCTTTCTGACTTTGTAAGTGGTATTTCTGTTGCGTCATAGTCAATAAAAGAATCTACATCTGCACCAGCCCAACCAAATATAGCTTGGTCATCATCACCTGCTACCCACACATCACATTTTGTATCTTGTTCTATTTTATTTATCATAGACCATTGTATTAGCGACAGATCTTGTGCTTCATCTACAAATATAACATCAAACTCTGGCACATCTTTTGTGTCTAAAAATTTTTGTATCATGTCTGTAAAATCTATAAGACCATATACTTTTTTATAGTTGTTAATTTCTTTTTCTATTGCATCTAGTTTGTCTCTTTCAATTTTAGATAAGTGTTCGTTTAAATCTAACTGATCTAATACAGATATTTGTTTCACTCTTGCTAAGTTAATTAGCCCTAGATACTCACTGTCAGATGAAAATATACCATTCCAATTATTAGTTTCATATGACGCGTATTTAATTTGTATGCCACAGCTATCACCTATTGCTTTGTAGTTAAGATCTTGCATAACGTTTTCTTCTTTAAGACCTAGTCTATTAAATGCTAGTGAGTGTAGTGTTTGAAAGTATTTTATATCTTTCTTTGTAAGTTCTGTTTTTATTTTTAAAAACCTATCTCTTGCTTCACCCGCAGCTTTACGAGTAAAAGCAAAGTAACCTATACGATTTAGCGGTGTGCCTTTGTCCACATACTTCTGTACTTCGTTTAACAATCTTCTTGTCTTACCTGTGCCTGGTGGACCCACTACCTTATATCTCATTAGTAGTTACTCTCTTTTCTTTCAACTGGTTTATATTCTATCTTATCTATATGTAATTGTTTTAGTCTACATACTTTAATTGTTTTACCATCTACATTTAATGAATGGTTGAACTCAACTTGACATTTATCTTTTAGTTTCTGTGCTATTCTTTCCTCTGGTATTTTCCAACTAGATCCTAGGTGATCTATGAAAGAATTAAATCTAAATAAATGAAAACCCTCTTCTGTCAAACAAGAACCACTGTTGATTTGTATTCTGTTTTTTGCACGTGGCCCATTAACACAATATTGATATAGTTCTTCATTCAATCTATCTTCTATTTGTGTGCCTGCTGGCGGTGATATCTTAGTAGAACCTTTTCTAAGTTCTGTTAGTTTTGCTCTAAAATCTTTTGGTTTTAATGGTTCATGGTAGATACCTGTCTGTTCCCATATCAAATCTAACAACTCAGTTTGTTTTGTAATTAATCTTCTGTGGTTTGCAACAACACCTTCTTTAGTTCCATCAGGTAGTACAACATTAAATCTATATTCTGGTTCTGCATACATTATAATTTCAAAATCTGTGATGTCAGGAAACATTGTAATACTGTCTGACTTAACACCAAACGGCCTTGAGAAACAAAGTGTACGCATGCATTTACTTTGTATTGGATCTTCATAACAAGTATGACCTGCAGTATCTTTTTTCCATGCAGTTATTTTAGAATCTAATTTTGTTTTATCCCATGGGTCTTCTAAATAACTATAGTTTGCTTTTGCAACTTGATCTGGCCATTTGTCTTTGTATTTCTTTTTAGCAAAGACCATGTAGTTATACATAAACCTATCTCTACCATCATCTAGTTTTCGTTTTGAACACAATGCTAAACATGGTGGACCATCTTCAAACTCTGGATCTGTACCTATTAATATATTTCTGTATGTTTCATCTACTAGTTTTTCTAGTTCTTGTTTACCAATCTTGCTTTGATTAGCAACTTCTATAAATTTTTCTAAATCTAATTTGTTATTATCTTTATCAACTGCATATCTTTTTGTGCTACCATTATTGTAGTAAGGTAAGTTTATAAAGTTACCTGGTTTTATTTCGCCTTTGTCATCTTCCTTTAATTCTTTCTGTTTTGGAAAAACCTCTGTGTCAGGATCTAATCCAAGTGGCAGAAGAAAAGACTTCAACGCCGAGATCAGATCGACAGCTGGTATGGGTTCTTTTAAAAACAAGTAACAATGCAATCCTCCACTCTTAGATAACAATGGTATTAGTGGTAATTTAAATTGTTGAAACAATGCTAGATAATGTTCAACTTTAAAACTTGAATAATCTTTTGAGTCTATATCAATACAACCAAACTGAACTGTTTTATCTAATCTACATGGTTGTATACCAATAGATATTTTACCTTCAATGTGATCTTTATAATCACCTTGTGTAATTGGTCTACCAGCCCACTCATAGTTTGGTTTGAGTTTGTTTTTGTCAGTGTCTAATTGTGCCGAAGACATATCGGCAATACCAAAGTCGCCTTGGTATCCAGTAAATAATTCTATAAATTTTTCAACCATAAAGATCCCGGGTCGGAGCGGCTCCACTCTCGCTTTGCCGCTCCTATCTGCTCCATAAGAGTAGAATTAGTAGTTAGATTCCTCTTGTGTTACAGCTGCAGCTTTTTGCTGACTGTTTTTCAAAGAGTTATAAAAATCTCTAGCCATTTGATATAGGCCGGCATTGTCTACTTTTCTTACCATAGACACATTGTAACCATGCCAAGTAAAACTACCTGAGTTTTCAACAGAATTTAATTTATAAATTCTAGAAAATGTAGGTGCTTGTAAAGATTTTCCTGTGTTAGGATCGTTTTCAAATTCATTCTCCATTAAAGAATTCCATTGTCTACTTACCTTAAGCTGTGTTGACTTCATAGTCATCAAAGCTTTCTCCGGTCTCTCACCATTAATAATTACAAAGTGATTCGCTGTTTTGATAATTTCATTTCCATTATCTAACATATCTTTGTTTCTATCATTTTGAGTTACCTTCGACATAATTCCAGGTCCTCTGTCATTATGTATAGGTCTACCTTCTCTTTTTTCAAAAGGTGCCCACTCTGGATATGTCATCTTGTAGAATACAGGAATAACTTCTATTCCTTTTTCTCCATTATACAGTTTTTTTGTAACTGTATTGTAGAACATACCAGCTTCAGCGCCTTCTACATACTTTGCATGTTTCTTTTTAGTCTCATCTGATCCTGATTGTAACAGTTTCAAAAAAGGTAAAGCTAGATCTTGTTTGTCTACGTTCTCTAAACCCATTCCTGAGTCTGATACGAAGTCCAAAGTTGCTAATGATCCACTTTCTTGTTTTACTACGTCTCTTGTTTCTTCATTCATATTATTTGTTCCTTGTTATTTTTGTTTTGTTTCCCTTAAACAGATTAAAATGTTCAGAAGGTAAGTCTAAATCTTTTTCGACTCGCTCTCTGAATAGTGCTTTGAGAGTCATGGGTTCCACTTTAAGTTTTTGAACCGGTTGG